AGGAAATAAAGAATTAGCTAAATTTGGCTCGTATTTTGTAAATAGAAGTAACTTTTTCTTTCCAGTATCACCAAAGACTGTAGATTACAGCCCTAAATACCCAATCGCCACGACAACAGAGATGCAAACAGTATCAGATAATAATATGAGTTTCTTTGCTTATTACAATGGGGTTGCTTACATAACACGTTATGCTATAGGTGATCAAGGTAATTTAAATATATATTATTTAGAACAGATAAGACGATCTATACAAGAATCATTATTTAATTTCCTAACTAGACAAGGTAATACATTTTATACTCAAGAGAATTTAAATATAATTACAAATAGAACATTAAATGCTATATTGCAATATAGCACTCCACAGTTTGGATTTGTGAATCCGCAAGGAACTAAAGTTGATGAGCTTATATTAGCAGACATACCAAAGCAAGACATTAAAGATGAAGTTGTAAGAGTTACAGCATCTGTTAATATAAACAATGTAATACAAAAAATTATTGTAAATGTTTCGAAAACTGAGGTTTAGTCATGACTATCAAATACATAGACGGCGCTAGGATCACTTACACTAACGATGAAGTTGATATAGACTTCTCAGAATGTGTATCAGTAACTGTAGATAATAAAGTCACATTTGAAGGTTCTTTTGATAGAAGGTCAGGTATTGTGACACCTACGAGATCTGCAAACATTTACGACCCCATCTCAATAAATATAGTTTTAGATGCACCTTGCGGACAATCTACCGGCACTACTGTAATTGATGATTTACATAGAATGTTTGTTAAACAGATAAACAATAAGGAACCATTTAAGGGAACTATTAAGATAGTAGATAAACAAACAGGAGAAATCAGAACATATGATCAAGCATATTTAGTGTCAGACCCTGAGTATAAAGATAGGACTATTGAGAGAGGCGGTACGGGAGCTACTTATAATGTTGAGTTTTTGTGTGGACAAGAAGTACTTAACTAAAATAATTGAAATAAATACAATTATTTACGAAAAGAAAGTAATTAATCAAATTAAAGCAAGCGTGCCAGATAATGATACGTTTGAAGATCAAAAATATTGTTGTTTTTGGGATGGGGTTTATTATAAAGATTATGAATAAACGAAGTAAAGAAAAAAGACTAAATGACAATTGTCATTTAGTAGATGAAGATGATTTAACAGGGATTGAATGTACGTTTAAAGATATTAAAAGAACAAATGAATCAATAAGAGAAGAATTAAGACATCTTAGAGATGTTAATGATATTAGAGAAAAAGCAAACGATATCAGATATTACACATTATTAGCTGTGATATCATTTTTTGGTATATTGTTATCTATCTTTAAAGTTTTGTTTTAATGGTTAATTTTTTAGAAAGAGCAAATACGCCTCATTATTTTGAAGAAAAAGAGAATCTTTTGTATGTATACAGTAAATACTTTACAGATTTGCTACAAACAATCTTTAATGATTTTTTATTGCTTGAATTGCAGTGGAATTTTTTAAATCCATCTGTATGGTTTTTAGAAAGCATACAGGATTACGTTGAATTCGTATCACCCTTATTAGAGCAACTTAAGAATCGTGCTATATTACCTTTCTTAAGCGCTTTTGGGTTGGTAGGTACTTATGAAGGTTTCGCTCAAGCTTGTATTGGCTTGTTTGGTGATGAAGTATTAATTGAATATATAGATGGAAGCTATACTATAAATATTAGTAATATTACTTCTGATATTTTTAAGGTTTTTATTGGTGAAGGTAGAAGTGATTTTAATTTTTTATTAGAAGATGGGTCGGGAGTATTTAGAACTGAAGATATAGTAGCTCCACCTTCAGGACAGTCAACGTTAATTGAGATTTTAAGACAATTTTTACCAGCCGAACATTCAGAAATAGTTACTATTAATCTTATTTCATAAATATAATTACTATAGCAAAGATTAAAAAAGAAGCTATTACTAAAATCAAAGGCATAATTTGAAGTAGAGTCATTATACTGAGGTAACTAACTATATCATGATAAATATTAATACAAAACATAATAAGATCAAAGATTTTGCTATCAAAACGATAGAAAAACGTAGTAATACTTTGTCTCAATCCTTACCAAAAACCGAACAAATGTATTCATTAATAGCTGATCTACACGATACTATGAAAGCATTTGAAGGTCGCAATATAAAGAATATTGATAGTGAAGTTTGGTATAACATATTGCGTCCTGTTGTCAAAGACATTCAAAAATTTAGCAAAGAATTACTTGAAATAAACGACAAAGAAAATGCAATACCTGTTAATAACCTAAGTTCATCTAGTCAAAAAAGACAGCTAAATAAAATTTCTAACCATGAAAAATGGATGAAAAGGATTGAGTCTGTTATTTATGAAAAAAATGTAAACATGAATACATATCCTCTTGGCATAACAAATATAGAGATTACTAATTTTGTTAGAATTCAGTACAAAGAGCCTGTGGGTGCAGAAACAATTAGGATGTTATTAGTAAAAATGATAGAAGCAAACAAAGTTATTTGTACAAACCCAAATGACTTTAGAAACAAAAGATATAAATTAAAAACATAATAATTGTCATCATTTCAATTTTTATTATTTTAAGCTTTAATAATATATAATTTAAAATCTGCTTTATATTGTAATAAATAGTTTTTTGATAATACAAAAATATGATTATCATATAAAATATCACCTATTCTTAATTTTACGATAGGCACATTAAACAAATATTGTAATATGTTTATTTGTTTTGGTTTGGCACTAAATATACTGTTATCTGCTGTATCTTCAGCATTTGGATTGTCAAAACGAACTCCATAAAACTGATTTGTTATATTATAAACGGGTACTAATTCGTTATTATCTAAAGCAAAACTGAAGAAAGGTGTAAAGTCTATTATTTCTGTATTCTGTACTAGCTTGCCATTAAAGCAACACAAATCAGCGCCCCAATTAATCATATCAAGCTTGTTGTAGAAACAAGATGGGTTAGGATTCGTTATTGTTATATCGTCTATTGTAATTGTTTGATTCAGAGCTACATAGAGGTTATCTAAACATTGAGGAAAAGAAAACAAATAGTCATTATTATATGTAGCTCCATTGTTTATTATAGCGTTAATATCTAACCCAAGTCTATTATCTTTATCGATTCTTAATGTATTGCTAGTTTTACCAAATTGATAGTACATATTAATTCTCGTTATAAAAGAAATATATAGAAAATGTATTTTCTGTTTCAACTTTTCTAGTATCAATTACAGAAAAGAATTTGTTTAGTTCAAATATATCATTGCTTATTTCATTAAATAAAAGACTATAAGCAGTTTGCCCTAAGGATCTTTGAAATGAATTAAATAAAAAGCCATCAAGCTGAACAAAGCTACCTTTAATTGTATTATAGAATCTATTAGTTTTTTCTTCTATGTTTTGTTTGACTGTAATAAGTATTGTTACATTGCCAATAGGTAATGTTGTTTTAAAAGGTTTGTATAGATAGGTTGGCTCGTCTATTATAGTATTAAAATTTAATTGAAAAAATCTCATATATGCCTGCTTTTAATTTTTCTTCATTTACAGCTTCAAATATATTAAATGAATTACTTAATACAATACCAGTATCAGTAACATCTTACAATTTTTTAATAGTTGGTAATACTCTTATTATACCACTTGGTGATAAACCTAAAAACACATATTCAGCTAAAATAGGATATAAAGATAAAGATTCTAGTGAAATGTCAGCATCATCAACAACAGAGACAACTATTCAAGATGGTAGCACTGTTGTTTCGCAACGACAAGGAAATCAGATAAGGGTATCAGCTCAAATGTCTATAAAGTTCTTTAGTAATTTGTTTTCTTTTACTAATGACTTAATCACAGTACCTGTAGCAGGAATAGTAGACTTTGCATTTAATTTTGCATATCAAAACTTTATTAATACAAGATGTATTTTAATTGATGGGACAGGTATTAGAGGTGCTGGTAGTCAAATATTAAAGTTACAAGACTTTAACAGAACGCTAGATCCTGCCGACCCTGATAAGCTTATTTTAGATTTACAACTTTATTTTGAAGAGGAAAAAAAAGAAGAAAAAAAACCTGACAATTACGAAATAGACCAAAACGCTATTGATTCAGCTTTAGCTTAATTGATATATTATAAATGATGCATTGCACTTTCATGTTATTGAAGATAAAAAAACTACTAAATTTTTTGCAATGCATTAATTATTAGCTTTTATAACATTATTAGCTATATCTACAATAAAATGAAAAAGATTATAAAGTTCATTTTCATTAAGACCTTTCATATAGTCTTTTAGTTCTTTTAAATTTTTATGTCCTACTCGTTTTAATAGAAAAGTAAATAAATTTATATCATGTTCTTGTAAAACTATATTTGTTAAAAAATCTAAAATTGCTTTTTGAATTGAAATATTAGCTTCTTTTTTAATATTTTCTTGTATTTCTTCTTCATATTGACTCAAATATTCTTCTATTTCTATCTCACTTCTAAATTGTGATATTCTGAATTGTAATTCATTTAGATTATGTAGTTTTAATTTTTCTATAACAAAATTATTTTTTATATATAAAGTTCTGCCTTGACAAAGATAATCATTTTTCAAGTCATAATAATAATATTTCTCTAATATATAAAATATATGATTTATTGCGTCAATTTTTTCTGATAACAAAGATAATTGAGTGTCTAATAATTTTTCTAATTTTTTGATAGTCATAAAAATACCTTCAAAATAGTTAAAAGAATACCAATTGCTGAAATCAAAATAACTAATGTGTTATGTTTGTTATTTACAGATTTTTCTAATGAATCTATACGTGTGTTCGTAGATTTTTCTAATGAATTCATGCGTTCGTTCATAGAATCACAAGTTTTCTCTATTAGTTTAAACGTATTATCAATTCTATTAAAATTATTATTATTATCGTGCTTAATATCTTTAAACGTATTATTAATATTATTTAAATCTGTATCATCTAATAATCTATGTTCTTTTGTAATTTTTCGTTTCATAATTTAATTAATAAAATATCTTTAAACCAGCTAAACCAACACCGATAGCAGAAATCAAAATACCAAGACCAGAGATCAAAACAACTAACGTAGTATGTTTGCTATTCATAGTCTTTTCTAATGAATCTACACGTGTATTCATAGATTTTTCTAATGAATTCATGTGATTATTCATAGATTCACAAGTTTTCTCTATCAATCTAAAAGTATTATTAATATTATTTAAGTCTGTATCATCTAATACACGATGTTGTTTTGTAATCTTTTCCATTATTTTTCCTCAATATATATAAATATATTATAACACATATATTGCTCAATTGTATGTTATATCCTTTTAGCATCAAATGACATTTGAAGCTGTCTTGAATCAACCCCGAACCTATTAAAACCCTTGAATTTAACTGTAGATTTCTTATTTTTTCTAAAGTTCTGTTTATCTAAACAAGCCTTTATATTAGCAGATATTGCATTCTCAAATCGGCGTGGATTCTCATTAAATAAATACTTAATTGATTCTTTAAATGTTTTGTAATTAGGGTTGATATTTGAAAAGGCAATCTCGTATAAAGGGAAGTTATCTTTGTATAATCTTTCTAGAATTGCAACGTTGCTTTGATTGTCACGTTTTGTTGCTTTTTTGTTTGTAAGTCCACGGGTCGTTTGATATAAAGATGTTTTGTTATGTAATACTTTACGTCTTCTGTTCTTTTGTGTAGACACGCCAGCAATATAAGTATATTTACTCATTTGTTTGTTTAGTATTTTATTTACGTTTACTGTAAAGTATGCTTTGCTCATAATAAATTAAAATCAAAATAAATAAATTCACCACCACCTTGCCAAGATACGTCTTTACTTATACCTCCTTGCTCTCCATTAATTACTTTTTTCAAGCGTTCTTTTGTTATATCTTCAATATAGTCCATTTGTTCAACAGCAATCCATCGTCTGTTCATTTTATGAGCTACTGCAGGTGTTGTTCCACTACCTGCAAAGAAATCTAATACTATATCTCCTTCATTACTTCCTATTTGTATTATTCGTTGTAATAATTCTTCAGGTTTAGGATTAGAAAATACTTTTCTATCTGCAAATTTTTTTTTTAAATCTAATGAAGCACCTTTATTACCGACTATATCATCCCATAGGTTATTACATTTTTTACTTTTATCTGCGTTTAAATATATCTGTTCATATGGTTTGTCCTTTTTCCAAATTATTTTATTTTGTAACAATAAATTTGTATAAGTTTTTTTTTCTACTCTCCAACAACTTTCATATCCTTTATCAGAGAATGGTAATATGACTTTTCCATCTGGAGAAGTTATAGGATAAAATAAATTAGGTCTATCTTCTTTTCTATCGTTTGACCCTGTTTTTCTAAGTTGTAATAAATAGTATTTTCCTTTTTCATCATTCAAATTAAATCGTTTAATGTCTTTTGAATTCATATTAATATTAAAAGGTAAAAAACAATTACTTTTTGAATAACATATTATATAATCAAGTGATTGCGTTAATTTATTTTTTTTATCTTGACCTGTAGAGGTTCCTGTTTTTCTTGTTATTTGTGATACAAAATTATCCCTACCAAAAATTTCATCCATTAAAACTTTCAAATAAGCCTGTTCGTTATCATCAATTTGTACAAAAATAACACCATCATCACTGAGCAGTTCACGTGCTAAAGCAAGTCTTGGATACATAAAATCTAAATACTCTTGATGAGTAAATTTATCTTTATAATTTCTTTTTACTTTTGTATTATAAGGAGGATCTATATATATAAGCTTTACTTTATTCTTATATGTATTTTGCATAGCATAAAGAACATTTAAATTATCTCCTTTAATCAAATAATTCTTTGATATATCAAAGTTATATTGTTTCTTATTTTCTATATTTATATCTTTATTTAAATTACAGAAATAACAGGTCATAATATTTTTTTTTCTCTTCTTTTTCTATTTATCTCATCTTTTTTTCTATTATATCTAGCTAAGCTTCTAACTCTAGCATCAGCTTTTCTTTTTTCTAAAGCTTTTAATCTTTTTTGTTCTTTTTTTATTGCTCTATCTGAGGCGTCTTTTTTTATCTGTTCTTTTGTTTTGTCTTCATAATGCATTTTATAAAACAGATAATATATTTCATTTTCTGTTTTTCTCCATGCTTTTTCTTTAATTTCTTTTATTCTATATTGATGTAAAAACTGAGTCCAGCTAATTTTTAATTCCATAATCTTGCAATGCATTAATTACAGTACAAACATCTCTTGCTATTATAACATGATGCCCTAAATTTTTTAGCATTTGATGAAATTGTTTTTGTGAATCTTGAATTCTTCCATTAGTAGATTTAACTTCAATCCATAACGTTTTACCCTTGTCTAAAATGACACAGATATCAGGACATCCTGCAACGACACCCATATTATAACGATTAATTTGTTGTATTTTTGTAAGATTTACACGTTCATTTTGTATATGAAAGAAATTATGTTTAAATTGTCTTAAATATCTGATTATTTGCTGATGTATTAAGCGTTCAGGTATTATAGCTTTCATAAGAAAAAACATAATATGTATTTTTTAGTATATGACAAAATTAGTTAAAAAAAAACAAGATAATCAAAAGATATCTAGTAATACTTTAAAGGAGATGACAGTTAATGAAGTAAATAACACTTTATTGCATCAGCAAGCAGAACAATTAAGAATAAAAAGCTTAATTGATATATATTCTTTAACTAGAAAAGAATTGCAAAGCTTAAACGATGGTGGACATGTTGATACACATAAAATTTTGTTACTTAATGCTATGGCATCAATATTTAAAACTCATAGTCGTAAAAAATGATTAATTTAAGACATGCACAAAAAAGATTAATTAAAGAGCTTCATAGAAATTTAGATTATTTTATTGAAGACACAGAAACAATGTCTGAAATGTTTGATCTTGATAATGATATTAAGCTACCTTCCGAAACTAAACTAAACGATAAGCAAAAGAAAGTATTAAAAAAAGTAAGTAGATTAAATAATTTCTTTTTATTTTTGCATGGCGGGGTTCGTTCTGGTAAATCATATATAGCTTTATATATATTTATTAAAAAAATATTACAAGCACCTCAAAAATCACTTTTTTTAGCAACAGGATATAACTTATTAGTACTTAAAACTTCAATAGATCAAATATTAGATGAGTTTAATTTGAATGAAGGAATAGACTATAGATATAACGCCATGTACTTTAGATATACTATAGACAATAAAGTTATTAGATTGGCAGGTGCAAATAATAAAAGATCACATCATAACATCCGTGGTATTACTGTAACGGGCTGGTATGCTAACGAGATTACGTTACAAGA